TGTTCCAATAATACTTAATGCTGATGATATCTCGCTACCCATAAAATTCCTGTGTATTGAGATGTGAGATTTTTGTTATGTTTGAATTATTATCCATTCTTAAATAATTAACCTTTTTGTTTGTTCCTAATTTATTAGTAAAATATTTCTTGCCCCATTCTACAATTGTTTGAACATCATTAATAGACAAGACATCAACCAACCAAACATAAGAGCCACACTTCCATCTGGGGATCACACCTGACTTTTTGAATTTCTCGCTGTATTTTTTATCTAAAAAAGCCCATGAAATATAGGATGTAGCTAAATTTGGATTTTCCCGATCCCCGTAAAATGTTTTACATTGTTGATAATTATAGGCTTGTGAAACGTAAGAGAATAATTCTTCCCTAGTATTAAGCTTATATCTATCAAATGATTTATATAAAGTTACAGTATTATTTATATTTTTTAATCGTTCATGTATTAAATTCATAAGGCGTTAACCACCACCCCATTTAATATTTTGGTCTTGTAGACCTTCAACAAATTCTAAACCTACATCCTCTGGGAAAAATTCTTTTTGGTCTTGGTCTGTATATCTTCTTGATATTGGTATTTCTAACATTACTAATTTATTTTCAACACTAATTGAGATTCTAGTAGCCTCAGAATCTTCAGAAATATTCATAGTATCTATAAATCCCTCAAAGGTTTGATATGGTGTATCAACAACAACAGTTTCATTGCTAGTAGTAGTAACTACACCAAAAAATATTTTTACTACCTTACCTTGTGAATCTTCAGTTAATGCAGAAGAAATTATAGAATTATCTAAACCGGATAAAGATAATTTAACTCCGTTTGCTCTTATGTCTGCAGATTCATTTATACCGCTAATAGTTAATAAATTTCCTGATGGAAAGTAATTATCACCATCAATAGTGATTGTATCGTAACCTGTCCATAATCTTATTGGGTCATCAAACCCTATTGATACAGCATAGAATGGTTGTAGTGAACTACTATCAAGCTGTGCCTGAAAATCTGTACCAATAGAACGTGTCATTTTTTAATTGCTTTTTTCTTTTTGAATTTAGCTTTTGGTTTTACTTCAGCTTTTTTTGTTTCAGTTGGCTCTATAGTTTTAACTTCTATAGCTACGCCCTGAGTAACAAAAATATTAGCCAAAGCAACTTTCCATTCTTCGTTGCACTCAATGATTTCTCCTTGTTCATACCATTTTGTTCCGTTACCGCTTTGGTTTCCACTACCAAGCATCCTTTGTAACATTTTAATCTTCATTATTTAATACCTCTAATTCATACATTTTTTCCACCACTTGTTCCCAAGAGATAGGCTCTGTTTCCCATTCGATCCCGCCATATAAAAAGTCAATACGATTCTCCAGATTGCCTTTTACATGAAACTTTGCGTTTCGATCAATCTTATATATAGCTTTTATAATAGCTAACTCTTTTTCTGAGTATGGTATGTTACTACACATATTTAACCTCATTTAACGTAAGGGGAGCCATGAGCAACTCCCCCTACTATGACTAGTAAACCTAGTCGTTAAGCATCCTCAGAATCCATTGGATTCCCTTTGATAACTTCAATTGACATTGGAGTACCATTACTATGTGTACCCGTAGCATCAATTTTACACCTGATGTAACGCTTGCCACCAATATAACCAATTTGTTTGATTTGTGGTGTTTCGCCATTCGCATCTAATGTTAAGAAGATACCGCTAGAATCTACTGAAGTTTCAGTTACAGATGTTGAAGATGTTACATCACTCCATGAAGAATCATCATCTGATTCTTGAAGAATGAAATCAAATTTCACACTTCCGGATAGTGTATCACCCTCTATACCTGTATTAACTACAACCATAGCAGATTGAAAGCCTTTTAAGTCTACAGTAGTACCATTAGCATCTGCCGTTACAACAGCTGGAACAGTTCCTACAACAGCGACTAAATTGTTAGATAAATCTCTCATTTAAGCCTCCTATGAACTTATGTTCTGTAGTCTAATTGCCTCGGGTAGAACAACAGTTCCCCCGACCCTTCTACGAGCAACATATCTGATGTTACCTGATGTAGCTTGTGAGTATGGATCCCTCATAATTGAAAGATTAACTCGATCCACGATAGTATATGCTCTTGAGAAGTCACCGAAAGCGATAGGTTTTGTACCACTACCGATATCAGCCATATCTGTTGCTAATACATATGGAAATCCAACTATTGTGCTAGGCGCACCATTAACTAGATTTAATCCAACGTGAAAGATTTTTTGACCCTCGCCATCTTCTAATTGTAGAAGTTTAGCGAATGTTCCTCTGTTCATTACAAACTTAGAGCCACTTAGGTATTCAGATTTAATTGCATAAACTAAATCTAACAAACCATCAGCAGTAAGGGCTGTGCCACTACCTGAATTAGTAGATGATACACCCGCACTAGAATCAGTAAATCCTAAAGGTTTACCAACACCATTACCGCTAACAAATGCTGTAGCCTCAGCTTTACTAAATTGTTCAGAGAATTCAGATGACATTTCGCCCTCTAAATTAAACGCTGAATCTTCTAGCATAGCTTGAGATATATCTACTAACGCATACTGTTCGTGTGCATCAATTGATAAAAGACCTGTTGTGTAACCGGTTGTTTCTGAACGAGTGCCTGTTTCTGATACCCATTGTGCAGAGAATTGTCCGGTACGTTTTGGAATCTCAATACCACGTTTATTTGTTTGTCTTACTCTTGCTATTGAACGAATAGGAGAAATTTCTGTTACAGTCTTAATGATTTCTTCAACATACTCTGTAGGAGCATAAAAGCCTCCTAAAGTATCATCTGATTCATAAAGGGCTTTCTTTTCCATTTCATCTACTTCACCTTTGCGTAACCAATCACCAAATGCTTTTACATGTATGTCAACATCTTTGCTTTTAACATTAGATGGTCTAGCCATAACTGTTTCTAGTTGTTCGATTTTTGATTGTGCATCTTCAAGATTTTTAGCTTGAATATCTGCAGATTGTTTCACTTCAACAAGTGTTGCAATTTCTTCAGACATTTTATCTACTTTATCTTGTAGTAAAGGGTCAGCGTGTCCTTTTTCTTCAATTTCTTTTAAACGCTTTTGGTTTTCAGCTTTAAATTCTTCAAAGCCTTTACCAAGTCCGTCCAAAACTTCTTTGATTTCTTCTGACATTATTACCTCTTAATGTTTTATTGTGTTTAATAATTGCTTGCAACCTTCGACAACATCCCGTTGCTCCTTGTTACAGGATTTATAAAGCATGCTTGCAGTGTGAACGCAAAGAGTTGTAGAGAATATTCCTGAATCCCTCAGTAATTTTTCTAGTTCTCTTTTTGTTACGATACCATCTTCTATATCAGCATTTTTGACTTTGCTAATAGTAGCTTTTGGATTCATTGGAAACGTAACCATTGATACTTCCATTAGATCAACAGATTTTATTATACGTCTTTTATTCTTATCATCATATTTATAGCCATCCTGATTAATTCTATACCCGATCGACATAGAATCTAAAGCACCCATTTTCATAAACTCATAAACTTCTTTGCCTCTTTGAGTTCCTAATGCTAAACGACCTTTTATTTTTAAACCTTTATTATCTTCTTCTATTGAATCCACAACGCCTATTGGCTCATCTGTTTTATGTTGATACAGTAATTTTATTTGTTTAGGTGTTTTGTTCATTAACGTATCAGCAAATGCACCTTTCCTGATTACATCATTTCCTAAATCTTTATTATTAAATACTGATGCGTAGCCCTCGAATGTTCCCTCTTCATCTACATCTACTTTCTCATATTTACAATCAAATAAATCTAAAACATTTGAAACTTCATTTAAACAATCTTGCATACAGTACCTATATCAGTGAATTTAGAAGTATTGTAACAGTAAAGCATTTCTCAATGCAATTAATTTTGGGGGGTATTAGCATACCGGACTACCTGTTTAAATCCGTTCTCGGCTATCTCAGGGCTACTTTTATTGGCAATTTTAAGCAGAAAGTCCGTTTTCTGCCCAATGTTTAATGTTATATGAAATTTTAATCTATCATTATTATATGTTTAAATATACTTGACAGAATGTCAT